CATCGAAGAAAAACAAAGTCCTTCTGACGGACTAATCATACTTAGTTAGAGTATGTGTTATATTAACGTGATTAACTCTCACGACCAAATAAAAAAGCCTCACGATTACACGCAAGGCTTGAAATGTTTTCACTTATACTATATAATAGAGATATAGCAATTGAGTTACTTTTTCACGATGGTCGTATCGTTTAACTGCTCAAACCGTTGGTAGCGGTATTGAGACTTAATTCAGTTGTTACCTACATTATATCAAAAGCGAGCGTATAAGTCAAACAGACGTTCGCATACATGCTGATAAAGCACAAATGGAAGTGCAACTGCCTTGTAAGCAGAGGGTTATGGGTTCGAGTCCCATTTTCAGCTCCAACAAGTATCGGTGCGGACATTTAGTCATATGCTCGGTACAACTAACCACTCTTAACAGGGTGGTTTTTTTATGCCTAAAACTCTATATAAGGAAGTAATAAATAAATTAAAATAAGTGTTGACTTGGTTCACATATCGTGATAATATGTATTTAGAAGGGCGGTGAACGTATGGATAAAACAGAAAGACAGAACGTTTTAGTTGGTTCACGAGTTAAGAAAATAAGAGAAGATAATAGATTAACTCAAAGTCAACTAGCAAACAAATTTAACGTAAGTGTTAGCTTAATAAAACAAGTAGAGAACGGACATAAGTCATTATCAATTAACCTAGCTAAAATGTATGTTGAATGGTACGGAGCAAGTTTAGATAATATTTATTTTGGATAGAACATTACGAGGAGGGTTAAGTATGAAAAGAATAGATAAAGTTTTAAAAGAACAATCACTAGAAAATAATATGATAAACAGAGGCAAATTGTTGTTTTTTAAATGCCCTCATAATTATCCGTGTTTTGATTATTTTAAATGCGAAGGAATTGGATTAAGAGAAAATGGAGAACACGACACCTGCGCTAATTGTTGGTTACAAGAAGTTGAATATTGTGTATTGCTTGGAGGTAAAGTTTTTACAGACAGAATAGAAAAAGAATTTGAATGTGAAGAACTTATAAAAGAATATGTAGAAGAAGGTTATGGAGATAATTCAGATTTTACATTTAGGTTAATGACACCTATGGAGATGAAAGAATATGACTAAATATACTAAACTAGAAACCCAATACCACCACTGCATAGAAGAAGATAAGAACATGTGGATACCTAAAGACGGTATATGCACTAACTGCCACGAAGATATATTAAAGCATCACAGTATGGAAAAGTGTAGCACACAAGCAATAACTTATTGTAGTTGTTGTAATAAAAGTTATGTAGATTAAGGAGGGTGTTATGGAAATATACGAAGTTAGTTTAATTGTACCTTGTAGCGATGGAAAACCAGTAAATGCATATTGCTTGGCAGAAAGTGAAAAAGATGCAGAACTTAGTTATTTTGATTGTTTTGGCGTAAAAGCTAGAAAGATGGATATTGAAGAAGTGGTAAAACTATTAAACAAACTATCTGATTAAGGAGTGGTTAAGATGGAAAAAACATTAAATCAAAAAAGAACAGAAGCGATTAAAAAGATTGAACCAATTATCGAAGAATTAATTAATAACGGTGAGTTATTTTGTCCTCACGATATAATTGTAATCCAACAAGGAAACATTCAAGTATACAGTGGTGAAGTATCGGTAAATATGAAAATTAAAGATTAAGGAGGGTGTTATGAAATTAGAAATAGGTCAAGAATTATACTATCTTGGTATGGGATGGGGTTGTAAAGAAAAGGTTTACGAATTATTTGTAAAAGATGGAGTTGAATACGTTAAGACTAATAAGGGAACTGTTAGGAAATGTGAAGATGTTATAAACAACACTTGTAACCTTTATTCATCAAAAGAAGAAATAAACAAAAAATTAAGATGTGGTTATATGTCTAAAACGATAGATTAAGGAGTGAAAATGATGAATCTAAAAGAAGTATCAACTAATGAATTATTTACTGAATTAATGAAACGTGTACCACCTAACGAAAGAGTATGTTTGTTTGTAAATGCTAATGAAGGTAATTATGATAATGGTGAGTATTCAGCAACATATAAATTGTATAACATAAGCAATTCAAGCGAAACGGTTATATTTGCTACAAGCGAAATGATTTCGGAAGAGGTGCATAATGAATAGCGAATACGATCAATTAGGCGAACAAGTAATAAAAGAGTATGAAGAGTGGTTAGCTGAAAATGGTGGTAACTATGACTAAGCTAGAATTAATAGAATACCACTTAAAAAAGGAAAAGTACTTCAAAAAACTTAATCAAGATATTAGAAATATAGATAATAACCTCAAAATGGGCGAATATAAGGATAACTACGACAAACACGTAATAAGGTATAGAAAAGAAATAGAGTTTCACAGGCAAGCGTTATTGTTATTGGAGGGATTGAATTGAAATTTAGAAAACTTAAACATAGTGAAATAGATGTAAGGGTTCAGCAAGTTAAAAAAAATGGTGCGGTATTATTACTTTACAAAGATGCTAGATGCGATATGAATATATTAGATGAAACAGTTGGCTGCATGAAGTGGCAAAGAAATCACACTAGAGATAATGCTAATTGCATAGTGAGTATTTGGTCAGATGAATTAAAACAATGGGTATCTAAAGAAGATACCGGAACAGAGTCATTCACAGAAAAAGCAAAAGGATTAGCTTCAGACTCATTTAAAAGAGCATGTTTTAACTGGGGAATAGGTAGAGAATTATATACAAGTCCTTTTATATGGATTAATGCTTCAGATATTGATATAAAAGAAAACAATGGTAAATTCTCAACTTATGATAAATTTGAAGTAGAAAAGATAACGTATTTAGAAGATGGATCAATTGACGGACTGTCAATAATTAATAGTAAAAGTAATAAAAGAGTATTTGTAAAGAAGCCGACGGTGTAAAATCCGTCTGAAAGGGTGGTTAAGAATGTTTAAAAATACACAAAAAAGAAAGTTAGCGGTATTAAAAGCTGTATCTGAAGGCATTTACTCTAATCAGTATGTAGCTAATAAATTTGATATAACATGGCAAGAAATAAGTTATGATAAACAAACACTTTACAAGAACGATTTCATAGATAGGGGTTTTAACAAACAGATATGGGTACTAACACCAAAGGGTGAGTTTGCTTTAAAGAATGGGTTTGATGTAGAGTATAAGGAGGAGTAAATGACAGACGATCAAAAGAAAGATATTAGAAAGATATTTAAACACTTTGGATTTACCGGTCAATTTGCTAAAATGATTGAAGAGTTCGAAGAGTACAAAGAAGCTATTAATATTTACTTATCAGACCCAACAGAGGAAAACTTAGATAACCTTATCTTTGAAAAGGCTGATTTAGAAATAATGATAAACCAATTAATGTATGGTACTATTAATATAAAAAACGATATTACACCACAGAACGTTGATTCAATTAATAACCGTGCTAGAAAGTGGAAGATTAAACGTACATTAGAGAGAATAGACGAGAGATATTACGAAGGAGAGAGATAATATGAATAAAATTATACTTACTGGAAATCTAGGTAAAGATTTTGAATTAAAAGCCACAACTGGTGGTTCTATGATAGGGACTGGACAATTAGCAGTAAAAAGAATGTTTGTTAAAGAAGGTTACCAAGATACAGACTGGTGGAATTTAAAAGCGTTTGGTAAACAAGCTGAAACTATGGCGCAATATCTAAAAAAAGGTTCTACTATATTAGTTGAAGGTTCAGCACAAATTGACACCTGGAAGGGTGATGATGGAAACTGGAACAAATACGAGTACATTAAAATTGATAGGTTTGAGTTTTTAGATAAAAAAGCTAGTGTTAGTGATAGTGGTGGAACTACCAATATGAATTACGGTATAGACCCATCTAAATTCCAAGCCATTGAAGATGATGATGATATCCCGTTCTAAGCAATACCAACGATTACAGCCACTTTAACAGGTGGCTTTTTCTTTGTGCAAAATATTTTGCGGTAGACTGCAAGAATTTGCATGTTAAAAGGTGTTGACAGTATCACAAAAAGGGGGTATGATGTTCATAGGAGGTGAGAGAATGAAGAAAGAAGTAGTATTAACAACTGAAGTAGTAGTGCAGCAGAAAGGAACAAATATATTTGCAACGTTACCATCATCTGTTAGAAGTATATTGAAGCCAGTTAAAGGCCAAACAGTTGAATATGTAATTTATAGCGATCGTAGTATTGAAATTAGAATGAAAGAGGAATAAGTATGAGTCCACAATTAGAAGATGGTTATACAAGGATTGCTGATACCATATTAGAAAAAGTAGCACAAACTAAATTAAACGGTACTCAATTCAGAATACTAATGATTGTGTGGCGTTCAACATATGGTTGGCAAAAGAAAGAACACGAGTTATCAGAAACATTTTTATCTAAAGCTACAAACATACACAAACAACAAATAAAAAGAGAATTAAGAACACTTATACAATCTGAAATATTAACAGTTATAAAAGAACCAACATTCAACACTGGTAGGGTTATAGCTTTTAACAAAAATTATGTAAATAGCACACAGGTATCTAAAACGATACCACCTATCGAATTAGATACGCCTACAGGTAGCGAAAACGATACCCCTACAGGTAGCGGATTAGATACCCAAAAAAGAGAACTTAATAAACAATATAAAGACACTTGGAAAGTAGTTGATTATTACAAGTATATTTGCAGTGAATTTCCTCAACCTAGAAAAATAACTAAAGTTAGAGAATCTTCGATAAATGCAAGAATAAAAGATTACGGACTTGCAGAAGTATTGTATTCTTTAGAAGTTGTTAGCGAATCTAAGTTTTTAAATGAATCAATCGGTACGAGTTGGTTGAGTTTTGATTGGATTTTCAATCCTAATAATTTTGTTAAAATAATTGAAGGAAAATACAAAGCTAAAAAAAGTATTGTATATGAAAATGATAAAAGCAAAGGTCATATAATTGGTTCTAAATGCAATACAGGAACAATAACACGCAGACCAAAAGTATTTGAGGAGTGATAACATGATTGAAAGGATTGAAGTTGTAAAAGCATATGGTGATAAAGCAATGCATGTAATTGCTAATGATCTTGGATTAGAATCTTACAACGAAAGGAATAAAAGTGGTAAATGTCCAGTTCATTCAGAAAAAACAGCTAGTTTTAAGTTTAATCCAGATACTTTTACATGGCATTGTTTCGGTTGTGGACATAATGTTGATATAGTTAGTCACACTATAGATTTTAATAATATGAGTTATATTCAAGCTATAGAAAAATTGTGTGATGAAATAGGTATTGATAGCCAAATAGAAAAAAGAGATAATTCGCAGCAAAAGAGACAAGATGAAACAGAATATACAAAGCCATCTGTAAAAACAGTTGATTTAGAGCAACCGATGATTAACGAAGCACTTAACAGAGGTATAAGAAAATCAACTTTGGAATTTTGGAGAGTTAAAAGTGCTACCACTAATTTTAAAGTAAAAGGCGAAACTGTAAAGCGTAAAGCTTATGCTTTTGAAGTGTATGACGAATATAACGAGTTAGTAAATATTGCTTATAGATCAAAAGACAAATTATTTAAGCAAGAATACGGCTGTAAACTTATTATGTATGGTGCTTGGCATGTTGACCCAAGCAAACCATTGATAATAACAGAAGGTCAATTTGATGCAATGGCTATATGGCAAAGTGGAGTAACTAATGTAGTTTCATTACCAGCAGGAGCATCTAATAGAAAATATTTAGAAGTGAATTATGAATTTTTAAAACAATTTCCGGAATTAGTGTTTTGGATAGATAACGATAATCCAGGTAGATTAGCTGGTAATAACTTAAAAGAAAAGTTTACTAATGCAAGAGTTGTTATTCATAAAGAATTTAATGATGCTAACGAAGTTTTAATAAATTTAGGTGAAAAAGAAATAGTTAGGTTTTTAAGCGAATTACCACCTTTACCAAGCGGAATAAAAGGAATTTCAGAAGCTCATTATAATGTTGATGAACCGATAGAAGCTGAAAGAATTGAAACTGGTTTTACTGATTTTGATAGACACACTAAGGATTTAAGGATGCAACAACTTTCAGTAATAGTCGGTAGAGATAACGAAGGTAAGTCAACTTGGATAAGTCAAGTAGTAGCACATCAAATGTATAGAAATACTAAAACGTTTTTAAATAGTGCTGAACTTGGAGACCAAGGTATACAAGAATGGTTATATAAACAGATGATAAACGGCGAATCAAAATGCTACAATAGAAAAGTTGGTAAATACGGTGCGGTTTATTCTCTTAAAAGTTCGGTTTTAGATGCAATAAGAAAATATACTAAAGATAAATTGTTTATAGTAGATCCTACAGATGCAGAAATGATATCAAATAACGATATTATGTTTGAGAGAATGTCTTTACTTGCTACTAAATTTGGAGTCAAGTTATTTATATTAGATAATTTACAAGCAATATTAACTTCTAAATATTCTGATTTAAATAGAGACCAATCATTTTTTATGGAACGTTGTAGACAATTTGCAAAAACGTATAACTGTCATGTAATGGTTATAGTTCATCCTCATAAGGTAGAGGAATTGAAAGTTGATGAAAATACATCTACTGGTAATTTAACTAAAGATAATGTATCTGGATCTAAAGATATTACTAATAAGGCTCATAACGTAATATCAATAGAAAGAAATTTTTCTGGTGAATATTTTGATATGATTATGACTAATTTAAAAAACAAGGTTAATAGTTTGAGGTATGGATTTAAATATCTATTTGATAACGAAACACTTAATTTTTATAACGATGATATGAATAGAATTAATTCTGATGAAACATGGAAAAAATTTCTTGCTGATGATGTAGATAGAAAAACATATGATAAAATAACAGTTTTAAAAAAATACAACAACTAGGAGGCAATATGTACGATACTAAAAGTTTAAAAGAAGAACATAGAAAAGTGAATTTGAATGGTTTTGGACAGTTTTCAGAATGTGAACATTGCCATACTAAACACACTGAAGAAATGCAGTGGTATGGAATAAAGTATTATCATAGATACGGTAAAGTTCTATGTGATAGATGTGTAGATAAAAGTGATAACGATGATTGCTGGAGCGATGAAGATGCAGCCAGAGACGGAATATGTAAATTTCCACTTCCAGCACCAGTTGTAATAGATAAAAATTTAGAAGAACAAAGAATTTATCAAGATGAATTATTGAAAAAACTAGAGGAGGTATCTAATGATTAATTTACTATTTAACATATACACACCAACAGAGTTAATGATTATATTTATATTGCATCCAGTATTATTAATTGGATCAGCTAAAGTTATTATGTGGGGGTGGTAGGTAATGAAATACCAAAACAAAGCTAATGAAATAGGCAAAGTAGTAGAAGAAAAAAACAAACAGTACGGCGATGCTATTAATAATACAGGTGAGTTTCTAAAACTATTATACCCAGATGGAATACCAGTAGAAAGATACAATGACATAGGCGTATTAATTAGAATTTACGACAAAATAAAAAGAGTAGCAGCAGGCCACAAAGAAGATAGTTGGGAAGATATTGCAGGGTATGGCATTTTAATGTCAAGTAAGGAGGATTAAATGAAATACATTATAGATACAAAAGAAGTTAAAACATGCACAACGTGTATTGCTTTAGATAGCGATAGTTATGATTACAGATGTAAGCTATTAGGTAACAAGGTATTAAACAATGAATGTGTAAGAGTAAAGCCTGGAGATTGTCCATTGGTTAAATATAATGGTACGCCACAATTATAAATCAAGTGCAACTGTAGGGGAAGAATTTCAAACCAAAATAGAGAATATGCTAGATAGTGCGAAAATTCCCCACAGAGCAGAGAAAACATTGAGCAATAGTAAGATAAGGAAACTTGATAAAAAAGCAGACTACGAGGTATATCCGAACGATAACCCTATATATTTAGAGGTTAAAACATCAGAACATAATAAAACGGTCGGGTATTGCCTTTATCAATCTAGTAAAAAGGTGTGGTTAAAGTTCCATCAAATATGCAAAATGGATTGGTTAGTGGTTGAATGGAGATTTGAAAAAGAAAATGTAATGGTTAAAATATCAAAGAAAGATTTCCTCAAATTTGCAGGGGCGCATAAGAAAAACAGTTTTAATTATAAAGACTCATTAGAAATGGGCGAGGTAATAACGGATATGGAATGGTTAAGGCGGTGATTAAATGGATAACGTAGAACTTGATCCCCAAAGCATAATGAAAGAACTTCAAACCTTTAGGCACAAGTTAGGAACTTTAAACGGTGAAATAGTTAAGCTAGGTAATAAGAAAAGCGAAGCAGAACGCAAATATAGAGTATTGAGGGCACAAAAGATAGTTATACTAAGAGATGCTAAAGTACCAGTAACTATTATTACTGATTTAGTTAAAGGTGATGAAGAAGTAGCGCAGCTTAAATTAGAATTTGATGCATTAGATGTATTGTATGATAACAAACGTGAAAATATAAGGTCACTTAGAGATGTAATGTCCGTATACCAAAGCATACTAAACTATCTAAGGATTGAAATAACAGGAGGTTAGAGAGGGACTAGAAATAGTCTCTTTTTATTTTGCTAAAATGCTTGACATTGTAAAACTTATGTATTACACTTGTATTATCAAAGAGATGGCGAAACACAAATTTGAAAGGGTGGTAATTATGAAAAAACAATTAGTACATATAGAATCAATAATGGTTGGTGACACGATAATAGATATAGAGGGTAAAGAAAGAACGGTATCTAAAAGTAATCTTTCGAGAAACAACTTTACAGGAAAAACTATAAATGGAGACCCATACTTATGGCAAAACAGAATGGTTGAAAAAGTTATATACCCTATATGGAATAAAGGTGAAATAGTTAATTACTAAAATATAAGGGTGGCGACCTACCGCTAAAGGATGGTTTAAAAAAATGAAATTATCTACAAAGGTATTAAAAATATGCAAAATGAAGTGTAATGATTGTGTAATAAAAGAAGAGTGTAAAAAAATGCATTATTTGCAAAAAGAATTAAATTCATTAAAAGAAAATATAAATGAAAAAATAAAGGAGGAATAAAGATGAAAGAAAAGAAATACGCACCACCAACAACAGAAGATTTAACTGTAAGTGTAGGAAGGAACGGAAACAGTGTAGGCATTAGAATTGATAAATACTTAAAAAGAGATTTAGACGTTTATATAGGGGATAAGTTTTCTGTAGAGTACAAGAACATTAATGGAAAAAAAGGCCCTAAGACTATTATACTAAGAGAGGTGGAGAAGTAATGACTAACTTAATTATTATTTATGTATTCTTAGGAGTATTAATTATTTGTAGCATCTTATTAGGATTAATGAACAGCGAACTATACACAAAGAACCAAAAATTAAAAGCTAAAATCATATGTTTAGAGAGTAGAAACACAATGTTAGAGAATTACAATGAATCATCTAATAAGGAAATACTATCGTTGATCAAAGAAAAACAAAATTGTGAAGTAGCTTTAAAAGTATGCGAGGTAAAACTACATGACGAATAAAGAATCAGCAGTAAAAGGAATAATGGAAGCAATAGAGCATAAGAAAGAGTTAAAACGTAAAGCTATTGCAGATTGCAAGGCAATGAAAGTAGATGCAACTTATAGGAATATGAAGAGACGGAGGTTTAAGTGATGATTATTATTAAGGGTCAAAACGACAGTGTTGGAAAGTATATAAAAATTAACATTGGTGGTAGTATGATTACTGCAACTGATTGCACTTGTTTAGACGATGAGTCTTTTTACATACTAGGAAAATACAAAGATGTAGAACGAGCAAAAGAAGTTATGGAAGAAATAGAGGAACATATTAGACAAGCGTACGTAGCTAGAGAATTTAAAGTCAGTGTAGAGGATTTTAATTCATTAGAACACAAAAATTATTACATTTTAAACTTAAAAGAAAATGCTATTTACACAATGCCTAAGGAGTAATTATGATACCTAAACCAACTAAGCGAAAGAAAAAGAAATATAAAACTCCATTACCTAAAGGTGATAGATTTTGTCAAGGGTGCGGAAGTACAAGTCAATTAGAAGTGCATCATGTTTATTATGGTGTAGGCAATCGAAATTTAAGTTCTAAGCATGAATGTGTAGAGTGGTTATGTAATGAATGCCACAGAGGAAACAACGGAGTACACGGAATAAATAAAGACCTAGACAACAAATTAAAAGTTAAACATCAAGAAACATTAGAAATGAGTATAAGTAGACAAGAGTTTATAAAATTATTTGGGAGGAATTACCTTGGCTAGTATGAGAAGAACAATACAAAGACAACAACCGAAGAAAGATAATCGCACATGGATAGAAAAATTACTTGATAAAACATGGTTAAGGAGGTTTAAAAGTGATAGTAATTAGCAACATAGATACTAAAACTTTAAAGCGTGGTGCTAGATATCCAGTATTAAAGGTAATAGAGAAACAAGTAGGATATATAGGCTCTAATACAAAGAAATATAGAATAGTGGGCGACGATGGAGCGTGTAGGGCTTATAAAGCTGAATATTTTAGGGAGGTAGATGATATGTTGAATGGTAAGTTTAAATGCACTAGGGGTTTTACTGATGTGGATGGAGAAATGATGAAACTCGGAAAAGTTTACGATTTTAAAGATGGTGTTTGTGAGTTTGATGATGGTATGCTTTCGTATGCTGTTAATGATTATATAAGTTTTAATAACTTTTATGAAATGCAAATACAACCACACAAAGAATACCTAACTATTAATGAGTTGGAAGAAGGGAAAGAATATGTTGAAAAAGACGGTTACATATACTCTGTTATGGAAGGTAATTTATTTAACGATTCTTTATTTGATATACCTGTTATGACTTTTAAAGATTTTAATTTGATGCAATTCACAGAAGCAAACCCTAACCAAAAGAGAATAGATGAACTAAACAAACTAATCGAATTAGAAGAAAGTTACATCAGAACATCTAACATTGAAATAGATAACTACAAGCAAGAACTGGAAGAATTACTATGAGATACAACAACAGTAAAGAAAAAGCAAGTGCTTATTATAAAGATGGTAAGCTAATAATAAAACAAAAGGGTAATGAGTATAAAGCAATGAACAATGGTAATTTGAAGCCAGTTAAGAAGTAAAATATGGTATAATAGAAGGAGAGAATGATATGAGTAAAAATAGTTCAAGTAGTAGCAGTGGTGGAATTGGATTTGTAGGGTTATTAACAATTTTATTTATAGCTTTAAAGTTATTGGGTAAAATTGCGTGGTCTTGGTGGTGGGTACTTAGCCCTATTTGGATTAGTACATTACTAGTGGTATTAGGTTTTGTAGTGTTTGTAGTATTAGCCTACAAGAAGGAAAAGAATCGTAGATTTTAGTTAATTATAGTATGAGGTGGAGGAATAAGTAGACTCTATCATCTTTTAAGATTATCAATCGCAGAGAAAAGATTTAGCCTTGATTGAATGGGTTGCAAGATTGGTAGTTATGTAGGGTGCAAATCCCTAACCTCATACATATTGAAAGGGTGGTAAGAATGAGAAAGTTAGTAGTTAAGAAAAAAGATTGGCCTAAAGATTGGATTAAATCAATTAGCGGTTCTAATGATTATATTTTAGGTTTAAAAGACATAGAACAGAAACCAGGTGGTATTAACATAGTTAGTTCAAAAGAACCTAGCTTACAGAAGTTATTGCTAAAAGGAAGAATTAGTCAAAATCAATACAACGCATTATGCAGCGGAGACAGAAACGACATACTATTAGCGTTTAACATAGAATTAATGGATATGAGTGATAAAATAATAAGTGATCTAGTAGATAAAAAAGGTGTAGAGGATTTTAAAACATCTGAATATATAGAAGTGGGTGAGTAAATGAATATTATTATAATGATTTTAAATATGTTTTACGGTGCATTTATAGGTATGAAATTGTGGTCATGGTTTATAGTTCCATTTGGTATAGTTGAGATAAAAATGGCTCATGCTTTTGGAATAAATTTATTAGTTAAATTTTGGACTATGAGGTTAAATAATGAAATGTTAGAAGATAGAACCGATGAAGAAAAAATAAAAGCATATTCAATTCTAATGTTTGCATACACTTTATTTTTAATAATGGGATATTTTGCATCAAAGTTAATGTAGTGGAGGTGAGCAACTACGAAAACTATAAGACTATTATATCCAGGAGATATAAGAAGTAATAACAAACAAGAAACGGCGTATTTATACACGATTGAAGAAGTAATGAAAATGGAAGATTTAAGAGATAGTCAAAAGGAATCGTGTTTAGAGTGCTATAACGATAAAAATAGAGACGTAGACGGTTTTATATGGTATTCCTATACAAACATACCATTACTAATCCCAATGAGTGAGAAAGAGTATGAGGTGATGTAGGGATGAATGATAACAAAGCAATTAATCAAATGATACAAGATAACAAATCTAAAGGAATTAGTTCTAAGGATATAACAGATGGATATCATACGTTTGATGAATTGTATTTTAATAGAATGGTGCTATTTGCAGTTATATGCAATGAAAATAAATTAGATTCTTTTAAATCTATGAAACACGATGACGGCACTATGTTTGAAGATAGTTTCATAGTTGGTATAAATACAAAAGAGGGATGGTTTACTTATCATTACCATGTAGAATATTGGGATATGTTTGATGTACCAGAGTGGGAAAGCGGACCTAAATGGGACGGGCATACAGCGAGTGATGTAACTAGGTTGCTAAAGCTAAACAAAAGGCGCTAGAACTTGTTAAGTTAACTAAATAACCACTATATATTATAGATAGGAGTAATAAGATGGATGGTAAAGTACAACCAGCAAGAGGTAGTCATAATGAAGTTTATATAAAAGGCGTAGTGCAAGGCTTCTATATGCAGAATCAAATGAGGTTGGTAAAAGAAATAGTATACATGCATAGGTCTAAAAGATTATGCGTAAAAGTAGAAATGATTACAGGTGAAACAGATTATGTGCCATTAGTAACACAGGACATAGAGTGGATATTTTGTGATAGAAAAGGCAATCCAATAAATGTAAAATAATTTATAGATAGGAGGATAAGACATGAGAAAAGAATTAGAATATAAAAGCATTAACGAAGAACAAAAGATTAAAATTGAAGATTGCAAAAATTCAGCATCATTTTTAATGGATGATATCGACAAAAATTGCCCACCTTCAAGAGAAAAAGCATTAGCAATGACAAAGCTAGAAGAATGTGTAATGTGGTTATCAAAGTCAATTAGTCATAATGGCTAGAAAGGAAGTGATCTTAAATCTAATCTATAGAAAGAGAGGTAACATATTATAAAATACTCAATAAAGAAAGTATCTACCGGAGAAATTAAAGAATGTGAAACAGAACTAGAATATCCTTACTATATGTTTGTGGATGGTAATTACTCTTGTGATTGTAATAGAAGCATATTTTTCGGAACACCACAAGAAGAATGTTCAGAAGGTAGATACCTAGTAAGGATAAAAGGAGTGCTAGAAGAATTTTAACATATTATAAACAATACTATAATGACTTGGCTCTCTAGTAGGTCAAGTCATTTATTATAAAGGGTGGTTAGGATGAAAGTATTAGAATTATATAGCGGTACACAAGGTATAAGTAATGCATTTAGAAGAAATGGTCACGAAGTGTTAAGTATAGAGTTGAACGAGGACTTTACAAAGCCACCATGGAATCTAAAACAATGGACTATAAGTGTAGCTGATGTAACTGCAAAAGAAATAATTAAAAGGTTGGGTGGATATCCAGATGTAGTATGGGCAAGTATATTGTGTACTACTCATTCGATAGCAGCAATAAGCACTCATAGAGAAAGTTTGGATAATGGAATAGGAAAGACTCTTAAAGAACGTAAAGATAGTAATACTTTAATAGCAAAAAGTGATAAGGCAAAGTTTCACGATCAATTGTTAATAAAAACATTAATGCTTATCCAGGAGTTAAAACCTAAATTATATTTTATAGAAAATCCTAGAGGTGGAGCAAGGAAAAGTCCTTTAATGAGAGGAGTAATGTACAGGAATACTGTTACATATTGTAGTTATGGTGATATATCTATGAAGCCAACCGATATATGGACTAATCATCCTAATCCTAAGTTTAAACCAATGTGCTTTAATGGGAATAAAGATTGTCATCACCAACCAGCACCAAGAGGAAGTAAAACTGGAACTCAAGGAAAGAAAGGAAATTTAGAACGTTCTATGATACCAAAAGAGTTATGCGAACACATAGTGAGTATAAGTGAAGAAGTTGTATAAAGATAGTATTTACTAAATAAATAGAGGAGTCCTAACGGGCTTCTAAGTGCAAAACATTTTGCGTTGTAATGTTGAATTGGTATGATATAATAATTTTATAGAAAGGATGTGATGTTATATGGGTGTAAACGAAAAGACATATAAAAAATATAAAAAATATATTAAATAATAATTGATCGCTGCTGCGGAATTAACGCAAAGAGCAAAAGAAACGAAAGCTAACATGATATATAGGTGTTAGCTTTTTTTATGTCCAAAACACAATATGCAAAATATTTTGCTGTGTGATATAATAGAGTAGGAGGTGGTAAGGATGATTAGTAAGATTAAAGAATATAATAAACTTAAAGCTGAATTAGAAGAACGCTATGGATCATTTGATGAAATATATGTAATTACAAAAGAAGAATTATTAGAACACAACTTAGAGGTGGATGAAGAGCATAAAGGTGTTTACATTCAAGATACAAGCGCATGTATGGAGTCAACGCCTTATGTGAAGATAGTGGTTGAATTATGAAATGGACAGATGAACAAATAGCTGATGCTGTAAAGTGGCATTTAAAAGAACATGGATATATAGATACTAATACAGATGACTTCGATGTGTTTATGCAAGAATGGATGTATACAATGCAAGAACAAAGAGAGGTAGAAGAATATGAAACTAACAATTGAATGTAGTTGCGGTAACAAGGTAGAAGTAGAAGGAAATGTGATTACTTGCTTGTGGGAACAAGACTTTAATTGCTTTGTAGCCGACGGTGAAGAATATATAGTAATAGAATGTGATGAATGTAATAAGCAAGAAAAAGTTAGGATTTTACTAGAATAGGAGGTGAGAGTTATGGCAGGAGGAAGACCAAGTAAATTTGAAGATATGAAAGACATACTATTAAAATTAGCTGCTAAGGGTTTTACAGATGCACAGATGGCTGATGTGATAGGTGTTACAGAACAAACTATTAATAATTGGAAGATAGCACACCCACAGTTTTTTGAGTCCTTAAAAGAATGGAAGATAAAAGCTGATGAAGAGGTTGAAAGATCATTATACGAAAAAGCTATTGGTTATAGTCACTCTGATACTAAATTTGCTACACACGAAGGACAAATAACGGATAGTGTTGAATACACAAAGCATTACGCACCCGATACAACAGCAGCTATATTTTGGTTGAAGAATAGACAACCAGATAAATGGAGAGATAAGACAGAGACTGAACATTCTGGTGAAATTAAGATGCCAATTATAAAAATAACAAAGTAGCAATTGCAATGGTTTAGTGCCATACGCCCACAGGCGAGAGACAAGGTGATTAGATGGAAAAAGAAATCAAAGTAACCCCATTATATTTTGACTATGTATTCGGTGCTAATTATGATGCAGTAATAGAAGTTGGTGGTCGTTATAGTGGCAAATCATACAATAGCCAAATAGAAGAAGCTGCTAATCTAGCAAGTAAAGAAAACTATAAGCTATTAATCATACAAGATTTAGACAAAGGTGGTTCAGATGGTTACTATGCAGGGTTGGTAGATAAGATAGAACAGTTCGAACATACACCAGCTTACAATATTACAACCTCTTCTACAAAGATAACCAATAATATAAACGGTAACTCGGTATTATTTAGAGGATATAAAACAAATCAGCAGAAGAAAGATGTTAAGAACATTGACCAGGTAACTAAAATAGTTGTTGAAGAGGGCGAATGGATGACGTTTGATGATTTCCTTGCACTTGTACAACAATTAAGAGGTAAGGTTGAAGATGATAGACGTTTAGATATACTTTTAAATCCAGTGAACGAGTCGTGTTTTGTTAATAAAGAACTTATACAGACCACACCAGACAGAGTGCTGGAGTATTTCCCTAAGAGAGAAAAGAATGGTAAACCTAGACCTAAAGTGTTTGAAAAGAATATCAATACAGAATATGAAATAGACGGGAAATTAAAGGTAAGTACAATTAAGATATTAGTTATACTATCAACACACTTTGACAACCCTCATTTAACATCTCAACAAAGAGCAGCAATAGAAGTGTATAAGACAAGTGATCCTAATAAGTATAAACAACTAGGTGAAGCTAGATTTATTAGACCTAGTGGTGCATTCTTTAAAGAGTTTGACGATGAAATACATGTAATAGAACCTTTTATTATTCCAGAAAGTTGGTATTTATACACTACTATAGATTATGGACTTGATATGTTGGCTGGTTACAGAATAGCTTTAGATTTTCAAGGTAATGCTTATGTAACTAGAGAAACATGCGAAAAGAATCTAATAATAAGTAAAGCAGCTAAAAGAATGTTAGATATGACTAATGGTGATAACTTGCAACTTAACTACGGTCCACCCGATTTGATGAAGAGGCAACAGTCTAACGGTGAGACTACTTGGGATCTATTTAATAAAGCTGGTTGGAATCTATCTGAAACTAACAATAAAAGAGATATAGGTTGTTTGGCTATGAAAGAATGGTTAAAAGTATTTGACCGTATGCAAGAGGACGGAACTATAAAGAAAGATACTAGATTAAAAATATTTAGTAATTGTACAGAACTTATAAGAACTATAAAAGAAGTGCTTACAGACAAGAATAACCCTAATAGATACGCAACGCTATCAAGTGAAATAGATGCAACTGTATCAAATTACCATGACTTAACTCATAGTCCAGATGCATTAAGATACTTTTGTTCTGTTCATAACGCTGTACCTATTAAGAGTATACCAAATGCAAAGACTGAAGATTTATTCTTTAACAAACCAGTAGAAGATAACAATACAATGTGTGGAGATTTATATTAAGGAGGTATCATGTTATTATACGCAATATTAGCAATTAATGTATTATGTTTAGTTGGATTAGGTACATTTATCGGTTATTCGATAGGTAAAGGTATTATATCTATTAACTATCACAAAGTAATGGATAAAGAAACATCAATTAAATTAGCTGAACAAATCCAAGAAGAGATGGAACAAGGGGGTGACTTCTAGTGCAAGACTACAAAGATGAAAAAAAGAAAGTAGATCCAGTAAAGGAATGGAAGTTCTTACAAGATGCACGTAACTTTAAAACTGCTAACTCACTGTACGAAATACCACGTATAAACGAAGAACAGTACATCGGTGACCAGTGGAAAGGTATCGAAGCTAAGAACCTTAGAAGAACTACGTACAACTTTATCGGACAGACAACAGATGTTAAGGTTGCATCTATATTAGCGAATGAGTTAACTATTCAACGTGCAGTAGATGATATGGACGAGGATAACGAAGAAATTCAAGAAGCAGTAAAAGCATTTAACTTAGCTGATAAAAAGAACTGGGAACGGTTAAAAATGGACGCTAAGAACGAGCAAGTTGTATTAGATGGTGCTATTCAAGGTATTGGAGTAAGTTACTGGTACTGGGATGATTCAATTAAAAGCGGTAATAGTTTTGTATCTATTGGAGATATTAACGGTCAATTAGTTGATATGGTTGATTTATATGTCGCTAATCCTGCTGAAGTAGATGTACAGAAACAACCTTGGAACAAGTTAACTATTAGAATGACT